CTAAATTTACACAGAAAATCGCTTTTTTGCAAGCCCCTATATAGTATATATATATATATAGTATATGTAGTAGATGATAGATAGTAATAGATAATAGATAATAGTAGTTAATAAATGAATAACAATGATAGATAAGTATAGATATAGGAACGGAGCCTTTTTCCTTGTTTAGCTCCTTCCTTGCTTCCAATTCCCCGCTTTCGTATATTAGGGCATGGTGATACACGGCGATTGCTTGGAAGAGCTTGCAAAGATGGAAGAGGATTCGGTTGACTTGGTGGTCACTGACCCTCCCTACAATATCGGTAAGGACTACGGAAACGACTCAGACCGACAAAGTGAGGAAGAATACGTAGAGTGGCTCACCAAGGTAGGAACAGAGGTCATGAGGGTGGCAAAACCTACGGCTTGGGTATTGGTGTTTAACGGGGTAGATAGGATAAAAACAACGATTGATGCGTTCGGTGAGGAAAACCACGTCTGGGTATCGTGCTGGTATGCCCCTAATAAGCGTTCTAAGAGCCTCTACGGCTACAATCTTTGGCAACCCCTTATCATGTTCCGGGGTGAGGGTAGAAAGTGGCTTAGATTGCGAGATTTCTATTCCTTCACTACCGGGCAAGAAAAGTACGGACACCCTACCCCTAAGCCCCAAAAGCTAATTGAGAAGCTAATAGTGGACTTTTCGGAAGAAGGAGACCTCGTACTAGACCCTTTCCTCGGCTCGGGGACTACCTCGGCGGCATCCGAGCTACTGGACAGGCGACACGTGGGTATTGAGTGCAATCAGGAGTATGTCGACATAGCCCGCTCAAGATTGGAAATGGCTAAGTCTCAAATAAAATTACCATTTTGACTTGACATAAGTGGTTTTTATGCTTATATTAGAGGTGTGTTATGGCAAAAGAAACGATTTTGGCTAAAAAGCATTGTGCAAACTACGGCAAAGGAAGAGATGCCGGGGCGTGTGCTGGTGTTATGATAGCCAGAAACGGTCAACTATGGATAAATGAGGACTATATGGGTAAAAACTGTTTTGTTGAAGAGGGATGTGACTATTTTAAGTCAATAGTCATGCCGGGAATACCAGATGGCGAGACGAAAAGACGTTAGATTCATTAATATTACAGGGAGATGGTACACATATGGACAATTCAAAGACTTGGAGCGAAAATCAGTCGACATCATCAAAGAGATGCAGGGACAAAGCTTCGGTAGTGGCAGCAGGGGACGCGCCGTTCGTCCGGCTTTCGACGGAGGAATCCCATATCGTAAGAAAAAGTAACAATGCATCGGTAATGGCTCTTATTCGGAAGCGGTTAAATCAGGGAAATCGTAAGTTTGGTAGAGAAATGCCGATTGACGGCACGTATCGCCTTCAAGATGCTCTTGAGGAAGCGTTAGACCTTTCGATTTACCTTTCCGCTAAGATACTGGAGCTCAAGGCAGAGGAGACCAAAAATGTCAATAGAAGTTGAAAACCTAGATAAAGAGCCAGTAATCGTAAAAGCAGGTACTTTTTTCCATCTGTGGTGCTGCGATTGCAGATTAAGACACATTGTGTTCGTCGACAAGGTAGGAAGTGAAAAAATCAAGATTGGCCTTGTGAGAGACGATATTGCGACAAAGAACGCTCGAAAGCTTCATAACGTAGTGGTGTATGAGAAATCGAGTAAAAAGGGAGTGAATGCGACAAAAAAGAGCCGTAGTCGTTCCTGACGTCCATTTTCCACTACACGACCAACCTGCGGTCAATTGTGCCTTAAAGGCGATTCGGCTTGTAAAGCCGGACGTGTTTATTTGCCTTGGGGACATAGGAGAGTGGGAATCGGTCTCTGGATGGAAGTACAAGCGTAGGAAGCGTCCTCCCTTGGAATATATGCTTCCCGAGGTTGATAAAGAGATTAAAGCGGTCAACGAAGGGCTTGACCAGTTTGATAAGGTATTGGATACGGTAAAATGCAAAGAACGACATATGATAGAGGGAAACCACGACGATTGGCTAAATCAGTTCGTTTTGGAGCATCCTTACCTAAAAGACAGGTATTCCTTCAAAAATGCGGCTCAACTGCAGGAAAGGGGGTATAAGTACCATCCCTATGGAAAATACCTTCGTATTGGGAAATTGTACTTTTATCACGGTGGTCACTACTCTACCGGGTATCATACCAAGCAACACGCCCTTAACCTTGGAAAGAACGTAGTGTACGCTCATATGCACGATGTTCAGCGTCACAGTGTTACTCACGTTGACGGAACACATGCAGCTTTTAGCCTTGGTTGCCTGAAAGAGATGTCAAGCGAGTCTAACTTGTGGATGAAGGGAAGGCGTAATAATTGGGGACATGCCTTTGGAATAGTGGATTGGGCGACAGATGGGAGCTTTAGGCTTGATGTGGTGGATATTACGAACGGAAAGACGTTTTTGTGGGGGAAAGAGATAGATGGAAGAACCTAACCTTGGTGATACAATATCACTGTTAAAGGTATTCAAGTGGCAATATGACGCAGCCAAAGAACTTGAGGAGCCAGCTGCCAAGGAAGTGCGGTCAGAATTGATAAAGAGCATTTTGGAAACTATTGACATACTGGAGGTTCCACAGTTAATACACGATTTTAATGACTAGTAAAGAAGGAAAGCCTCTTAGGAGGGTATGGCGTAAGGTGATAAAGTAATGAACGGTCGGGATAGAGGCTTTTTTGTATTCTCGTAAGATAAAGAATAAACAGCATTTCGTGTATGATGACGAAAAAGAGTTTAGGCTTAGCTCCAGCGAGGATATAGTTGATGACTGGCGAAATGCCAAAACGAAGGAATGGACTACGAGTGACGACGGAAAGGTTCTTCAAGTGCTTAAAAGGGGAGTCTTTACCAATCATTCGGGTCAGAAGGTCGAATACGTAAGGACGCTTCTTGGAACCTATACAGTCCGAAAGAAGGATAAGATGGCGGGAGACCCGCCTAAGAACATTTATTCCTTCTCTCGTGACAAGACGTCTTACGATATACAGACCTCAAAGCGGAAACCGACCTCTGGAGAGGTTCTTTTCGCACAGTACGTTGTAAGGGGGGTTACCCCAACGGAAGCCTACATTAAGGCTTTTCCGACAAATAAGAGGAGATGGGCGCAATCGGCGTCTCAGTCCTTGTTAAGACAGGAGAGGATAGTAAATTTGATTTCAAAAGAAGTAAAGGATGCACTGCAGGAAGTAGGAATTAACCATGAGGACATACTTGCGAAGGTATGGGGTATTGCCAATGACGATGACCAGACCTCCAGTTCAAGGGTTAGGTGCCTTGAGTTGCTTGCCAAGATTTCTGATATGATGCCAAACTCCGAAAAGCGGTCAGAATCGTTGACTGTCTTTCAGGGGTTCACACCTGAGCAGCTTACTGCCTTATCTTCTGACGGTGCAAAGATGATAGGAAAGATGGAGGAACCCATTGAAGAGGGCGGAGACTGAATATATCATTAAGGAACTTAGCTTTTCTGCGCCTGATTACGATACGATATGTCGTGCATGTGATTCTGCGGTGAATGTTAACTGTGATATTGCAGTTAATGATTTCTTTGGAGAGTTCTATGGATGGAACTGTCCTTTTTGCAATACCCTTTACAACTGGAGAAACGAAATAATTGAGATTGGGAACTTTGGAGAGGTCGAGCAGGCAGAGGCGTAATGACGTGGGAAGCGTTCTTAAAAAGAGACGAAGGAAAATTAAGAGACATCGTTGGAAAAAGAAACAAAAACTAAACAGACACAAGAAGAAACGCCGATAAAAGACCTTGAGAGCATAACGCTCACCCAAAAGAGCGATATACTCCAAAAAGCATACGAAGACCTTCTTTTCTTTGGAAGAGCCTTTCTTCCGGGTGATTTCCTTAAAAAGAGCGAATCACCACCTTTTCACCACGCAATAGGACAGAAGCTTACTTCTACCCAGCCCGGTGCCAGAGTCTGTAATATACTGCCACGTGGCTTTGGCAAGTCGGTTCTCGCAAAGGCTGCAATCCTTCATAAGATTTGCTTTTCACCTAAAGGGGAGCGTCAGTTTATCGCTTGGGTGGCAGAGGAGCAGGGACAGGCTATTGACCACCTGAAGTACGTCAAGACCCATATTGAGATGAATAAGTACATTCATTACTATTTTGGCAACCTTGCCGGGGATTCGGTTGGAAACCGATGGACTGAGAAGGATATTGTTACCTCAAAGGGCGACAGGTTGATAGCCAAGGGAACCACACAGCGTCTTCGTGGTCGTGCTGAGATTGACAGGCGTTATACTGGAGTGGTGCTTGACGACTTTGAGTCCGAGCTTAATACCAAGACCCCGGAAAGGCGTTCCGAGATTAAGAAGTGGATTGTGTCCACTGTCTATCCGGCACTGGAAGAGACCCCCGGTAATGAGGGATGGATATGGTTACTGGGGACAATAGTCCATTATGACTCATTTCTTCAGAATGTGCTTGACGGTTTTAATGAGGCGCAGGAAGCAGGAAGGTCACATTCTTGGGATGTTACGTTCTATCGTGCGATACAGGACGGAAAGTCGATATGGACGACTCAATTTCCTCTTGCAAAGCTAGAAGCAAAGCGTAAGGAGTTTATTGAAGCTGGTCTTGTAAACAAGTTCTCTCAGGAGTATCTTAACGATGCTAGGGACATAACCAACGCTGCCTTCAAGATTGACAGGGTGCAGTACTATACTGGGCATTTTGAGGGTAAGGACGGGTTTGCTTATCTTGTAACCAAGGATGACGCCATTCCAATTAATGTTTATATCGGGGTTGACGTTGCACACACCGCAACCTCTTCCTCTGACTACCAAGTTATACTGGTGCTGGGAATTGATGCGGATAAGAACAGGTATGTTATTGAGTATTTTCGTGAGAGGATTCCCACTTTTGACATTCCTGAAAAGATTATAGAGATTGCAAAGAAGTATCAGCCGCTTCGCAGGGTAACCATTGAGACTGTTGCAGCTCAGGAGATGGTTCGAGACATGGCTGACAGGCTTTCTGTTAAAGAGAGACGTCTTGCACCCGGACTGTTTAAGGGTATTAAGCCACCTCGGGGCATTAAGAAAGAGGATAGGCTTGAGACAGCATTGGGGCCGATAGTGAATAGTAAGAAGTTGTTTATCAAACGTGAGATGACAGAGATAGTTGATGAGTTGTTTGAGCATCCAAAAGCTAGGAATGACGACATTCTGGATGCTATGTACTATGCAAACTACTTTGCTTGGCAGAGACCCCCAAAGAGCGGACGGCTTACATTGGATGCGTTTCATAATACCGACAGCACAAAAAAGAGCAGAAACTCTGCAAAAAAGGCATATAATTGGATTACTGGCTCAAGAATTTAAGAAAAAGACTTGACAAAATGGCATTTTTAGCTTATATTATATATACATGGCATTAGAAACCGACTCAAGAGCTGAAATGAATCAACAGATGTTTCGCCGCTGGCGAGATGCGCGCGCTGATTGGGATATGAAGTCTCGTGAGGATTTAGACTTTTTCCTTGGCAATCATTTTACTAAGGAGGAGTCAGCTGATTTGTCTTCTCGCAATCAGGCAGACGTCCCCATGGACAGGATTTCCCCTGCAATAGATAAACTTAAAAGCGTACTCACAGCCAAGCCTCCCGTCTTTACGGTGCTTCCTAGAGAAGACTCTGATGCCAAGGTCTCTGCCGTGTGGCGAACCATTCTTGGTTATGTCTGGGACATCTCCGATGGGGATACTCAGATGAAACAGGCCATTACGGACTATGCTGTTACAGGGCTTGGCTACTTGTACGCCTATATTGACCAAGAATCAGACTTTGGTAGAGGTGACGTCAAGTTTACATATGTCAACCCGTTTCGTGTATACGTTCCACCTGACTGCAGGGACAGGTGGTTTACTGATGCCGAGGGCATCATTCTTTCCACTATACTGACAGGTGAGCAGGTCGTCAACCTCTACCCGCATTTGGGAGACCAAATAGACGCTGACAGTGGAGAGGTGATTCCGGGTGCCATTAATGACATTGAGTCCTATATTGAAGAGGATTTCCCGGCAGCTCAGAACACTAACTCAATGAGTGTTTTTACTCCGTATGAGGCAAAAGACAAAGATTTCGGTGTTCAGAAGTATCAGATTCTTGAAAGGTTCTATCCGACGAAGGTTCCGTTCTTTC